ATCAGCCATCAAACCCATGCTTTGTTGCACATACCATCCAGCCGCAAAACCAGAGTATGTCGTGCTGTTTTCAGCGTCTGTATCTGAAGCGTCAAGAAGATCTAATATCCTTTCTCGATCAACATTTAGATCATCTATCATGCTTTGGATGATATCTTCGGCATCCTTGGGCAGGTTGTCGCTGTCGTGTTTATACCAAAGTCTACGCATGTCAATAACGTTATCTTCGTCAATATCAAGGATATACCTGTAGTTTACCTCTTGTGCCAAATTGTAATCGTGACCTTCATCACCGAAGCAAAGACAACCCAACAAATCCTCACCGAATAATGTTTCAACCTTTTCTATTTTGGCCATACTGTTGTGTTGAATTATCATTTTTGATCTCCTTGTTGTTGCCCCGGTTACCCAGGGCAGTTGGTTTATTTTAGTTCTGCGTTGACAAAGGCCTCTATGTCGTCAAGATCCATTTGCTTATTTTCGGCGTTTAATTTCTCAGCAATCAATAGTGCTGTTTCAACGGCTGAATTACATTCTTCCTCGGGGTATATGTTGTTCCAGGGCGATGAATAGTTTTCAATCTCAGCATTGGTTAATTTTCCATCAACCACTATGTTTGCAATAATTAATGTGATCTGCCGATTAAGATCGGGATTCAGTGTCCAGTTATGTTTTTTGTTGATTGCATTTGTTATAATTGCCGTTGTTTCGTCCTGTGTTCTGCGTCCTGTGTTTGTCATTTCAATCTCCTTGTTTTGTTGCGGTTTGTTTTTCCCTCACTCTTAATTACATTATACACCCTGGGGGTGGATAGTCAAGTATTAAATGCACTTTTTTAGTGCATAATGTAATTATTTTATAAGGTATTGAAATATAAAGATAAAAAACTTGAAATAAAATTATCCGGTTTGGTTTGCCAAATCTGAACCGGATAATTCTTGCACTCTAATTGTACCCCTGGGAAAATAGGGTTGACAATATAGGAGCGCAATGGACGATAATGCCGAAACAATCGAGCAATACATCGAGCGAGGCGGGGAAATTAAATACCTGCCTAAAGTCTTTGTTGTCGAAATTCGGTATATTTCGGTCAGGGGCGAGTGTATCGGGGAGGGGTGTTATCGGGTGATTGTTTTGGGCGGGAAATAATGAAAAACGTAAAAGGATAGTCGGTTGAGAAAATTAAGTCCAAAACAGAAGTTATTTATTGCGGAGTATCTCATCGATCTCAATGCGACACAAGCAGCTATTCGTTCTGGATATTCTCCTAAAAGGGCCAAAGAGATAGGATATGAAAACCTCACAAAACCACACCTTTACGCTGAAATCAAGAAAGCACTACTTAAAAGAGAAGCACGGACAGAGATAACTCAAGATAGAGTTTTAAAAGAATATGCAAGGTTGGCCTTTTTTGATCCCAGAAAGTTTTTTACACCGGAAGGTTCGCTGAAAAATATAGTTGATCTTGATGACGATACGGCGGCATGTGTCGCAGGCATGGACGTTGTATTAAAATCTGCCGGTATTGGTGAAGATCCAGAACAAATTTATAAGATAAAAATGACAGACAAGAAAGGCGCTCTTGACTCCGTTGCTCGGCATCTCGGAATGTTCGATAAAGACAATCACACCGAAAAAGAACCAATAGTCTTCAACATAAATCTCGGTGATGATTGATATGGAAATAAATTATAAGGCAGAAAACACAACAAGGCTGTTTCACAAATCAAATGCCTTTGTTCGTGGCATCCGGGGACCCATTGGAAGCGGAAAATCGGTTGCTTGTTGTATGGAAATACTTTTAAAGGCGATCAACCAAACAGCATTTGAAGGTAAGCGCCGATCTAAGTGGGGCATTGTCCGGGGAACATATGGAGAATTAAGAACAACAACGATTGCTACTTGGATGGATTGGTTTGAGCCGGTTACTAAAATATCATACGGCCATCCAATCCAAGGGATGATGAAGTTTCCGCTAAAAGACGGAACAACCGTTGAATGCGAGCTGATATTCCTTGCCCTTGACCATCCAAAGGATGTTAAAAAGCTCAAGAGCCTGGAATTCACTGGGTTGTTTTTTAACGAAGCAAGCGAGATTAATTACACTCACATTTCAATGGGAACAGGCCGAGTAAACAGGTATCCCGCAAAGAACATGGGCGGTTTTAATTGGTCGGGCGTTATCATGGACACTAACTCCCCAGACGAGGCGAACTGGTGGCATGAAATGGCAGAGAACGAACACCCGGCAGATTGGGCGTTCTTTGATCAGCCATCGGCGCTCATAAACATTGGGACAACAAAAGAGCCGGAGTTCGTAGAAAATCCAGAAGCTGAAAACATTTGCAACCATGTGATAGGCGCTGATTATTATTTTAAGCAACTATCAGGAAAGCCTATTGAGTGGGTCAATGTCTTTATCCTCAATCAATATGGAAGTAGCGAGCCAGGCGCTTATGTTTACGCCAATTTCGGTAAGGAAAATCATTCAATCAAAGAGTTTGATCCAGGCAGGCCGATAATGTGGAGTTTTGATTGGAATTATGTTCCTCAATGCTCCGGTGTGCTACAGGAGTATGGAGATGATGTTTATGCCGTTGATGAGTTTGTAATCCATGGTGCTGAGTCAAAAGACGTAGCCCTTGAATTTGTGGAGCGGTATAAAGACCATAAGAACTGTCCCGTGTGTATATATGGGGATGCGGACGGTAACAAAGGAAAATCGCATGGTTTTGAATCAAACTATTTAACGGTGGAGCGGATACTGAAGACCCACGGATTTAAGGTTTATATGAAAGTCCCACCAGCAAATGGCCCCATTAAAGATGGACAAAACTCTTTACGGGCCAAGATACTTGATGCGACTGGTAAAAGGTCATTCTTTGTTAATCCTGAAAAATGCCCTACCATAAGCAAACTCGGAACAATCCAATTAAAAAAGGGCTCAGCATTCCTTGAAGATCGGGATATGGCAGGGGTCCAGGATATAGGGACGGCGATTAGGTATTATATCAATTCAAGGTGGCCGATTAAGCAAAAGGGCGGCACATCATCATCATCATGGTAAAACAGGATCAAACATGAATCAATATTCGGAAGACTACCAGGATCTAAAGGATTTTTTTTCTGGCGAGCGTGAAGTAAAAAAACAGGGTGAGCGCTACACGCCCAGACTCGAAGGACAAAAGGACCCGAAAGCGTACCAACGATATGTTGACTTTGGCATCCTGTTCAACGCTCTTTCCCGGACACGGCAGGGCTTGAAAGGTGCAATCATGCGGAAGCCGATCGACATCCAGTTCCCAGAGTCAAAGAAAGATATCCTTGACGATATTATGCGGAACGGAGCCTCATTCAATGACCTCACCCGTGATATTTGTGATGCTGTGTTGGGATTCGGAAGGATAGGAGTGCTGGTAGACCTGGACGAACAAGAAAGGCCCTATTGCGCCGAATATGATGCCATGAGCATTTTAAAGGCACATAAGAAAGGCAATGATCAAACAATCCTGCTGAAAGAGATGATCGAACAGCCGGACCCCGACGACCCAGACAAGACAGAATGGATCGAGCAGCACCGAAAACTTGAGCTGGTTAACGGGATTCATATCGTGACATTGTATCAAAAAGAGGCAAAGTCTGATGGGGAGTTTTTGCCGATTCCGTCCACCCCGGATGCGCCGAATCCCAGGGTTCCGAAGTACAAGGGAAAATCACTTAATTATATCCCGTTCACGTTTATAGGATCATCCAACAACAACCCAGAGCCGAACAGACCGCCGCTGTTGGATCTGCTGTGTTTAATGAAAGGCCATTGGAAATTAAGCGTTTCGCACCAATACGGGCTTTTTTATGCTGCCTTGCCTACCCCGGTGTTCTGTGGGTTTAATTTCGAAGATGGACAACCCATCCCGCTGGGGCCGGGGGCGACCCATCACACAACTGATCCCTCAGCAAAAGCCTTTTTTCTGATGACCGGGGGTGCAGGGTGTCGAGAGTTGGAAAATGGCTTAGACCGACTGGAGCGTCAGATGGCCATAGTTGGGGCCAGACTTCTGGAGAGCCAGAAAGTAGGAATAGAGGCGGCAGAGACAGTCCGCTTGAGATCCAGCGGGGATACGGCAACCCTTGCAGACGTGGCCGGGAACGTTGAGGATGGCTTAACCGACGTGCTGAAAAATATTGGCTTTTGGCTTGGAATCGGTGAGAAAGACTGCATGGTATCAGTCAATAAAGACTTTGTATCATCAAGACTGAGCGCTCAGGATACAGCAGCGCTACTTCAGGCCGTTCAAGCTGGTAAAATATCAGAAGAAACATTCATCTATAACTTGATCCAAGGTGAGATCCTCCGACCAGGAAAAACGATCGAAGAAGAACAGGAAGATATTGACGAGGATCGAGCCAAGGCCGCATTGAACGGTGGTGGTCTATCCGGGGCTTTTATGGCTTAATCCTGTGATTTTTCAACCGTCTGTTTTTGTTCAGGTTCTTTATTCAGCTCCGTAGGCGGGAGACCGTGTTTTTCGGGATCATAAACGGGCCCGTTTTGAGCGATCCATTTTAACCGCCTACGTTCCATTGCAACCCTTTTACCCGTGGGATTTTTAAACATAATATGTCCGGAAACGCATTAAAAGACAAATTGCTTCTGCTGAGGAACCTTGAGTTCCAATACAAGATATCAGAATACACCGACAAGCAACTCCTGTCAATCCAGCGATCCCTTGACGTGGCACGGAAGAACCTGTTTGAACAGATCGGGCATATGGATTTCAGGCTACCAGAGGGAAGAGAGCATGCTGTTCTCCAAGAGCTGAACAACATGACGTTTTCAATACAAACCCAGCTCACCAAGGATATTCAAAAGGCCGCCATGGTAGCCGGTGAGACATCCATAAGAGAGTATGGGCAGATCCTCAGCTTTGATGGCCAACTCGATAAAACAGTGGGATTCAATCATGCGGTCCCTTCCCCAGAACAACTCCGAGCCATGGTAAATGTTCCAGTGGGCGGCAAGCTCATGGGCGAGTGGGTCAAGGATTCGTTCGCTTCAAACATCGTTGACGGTATCCAAACCTCAATCACGGCAGGGATGCTCCAGGGCATCGGAACGGACAAGATTATCAACGGGCTGACACAAGCCTTTGGCATGATCAAAAAGGATGCTGAAACGCTGGCGAGGACATCCATCGCATCTATCAATAATCAGGCGGCTGAGCGGGTTTATAAGGCAAATTCGGACCTGATAAAAAAAGAGCGCTGGGATGCGACCTTCGAGGTATCCACAAAGAGCGGTGGCGGAACTTGTATGCAATGTGGATCGCTCCACGGCCAAGAGTTTAAACTTGATGATCCGCATATCAGACCACCAATCCATCATAATTGCCGGTGTTATATGACACCTATCACTTTATCATACAAAGAACTGGGGCTTGATGTGAATGAGATGAGGGCCAGCCTAAAACCTTTCACGGAAAGGGCCGACAACCGGAAGATACTTAAAGCTGGCCAGTTGGAGGATGTGGGGTTTGAACAGTTTATCAAATCAAGAGATGAAAAGTACCAGATCAATTTCTTTGGGCCAACGAGATTTAAAATGTGGAAGGACGGGGATATTACTGTCCGGGATTTGATCGATAAAAATGGGAACATCAGGCTTTTAAAAAAGGATAGTAAAACAGGCGAATACATTGGCTTAAAACCCTGATATTGCTTGACGATATATTGTAAGTTTGGTATGTTAAAAAGAACAAGGCAGATTAAATCGTCGGGACTTAACCTGCCTCTGATCATAACAATTTAATTAAGAGGATTAAATCATCATGACTATTGAGACGAGTACCACAACACTCCCCGAAAATCAATACCTGATCAAAACTATTTACGCTACTATTAATGGCGAAACCGTTAACTCGGTCGATGCAAGAGAGTTGCATTCATTCCTTGAAAGTAGACAACACTTTGCAGATTGGATCAAGGCCAAGGTTGTTGATAGCCCGTTCTTTCAAGAGGATGTTGATTATATTTTGCTTCATAAACCTATGAGGCAAAACGGGAGCGGAGGACATAACAGACAAGACTATGCGCTGACACAAGACACATCCAAAAAACTATCAATGGGAGAACAAACAGAGAGAGGAAATGAGGCGAGAGATTATTTCCTTTGGATGGAGAAAGTTGCAAAAGGTGGAGTTAATCACAATCCCGTTGCAATCCCAGGAGGCATAACACCTGCCCTACACGATTTGGAGGGTGTGGCTGTATTCTTTGGCGCAGTCGGCAACCAGGCCAAACTATCCGCAAATATGGCAGTCAAAAAGATTTATGGCATTGATTGCATGTCGTTGGTTGGGGTAACTCACCTTATCCCTGAAAAGCAAATTCAGTATTTTACCCCA